TATTAATCTCTCTGGTAATGATTATAATATCACAGCTCAAATGCTTGGAATTATATCTTCAGAAATATTCAGAGATAAAGATGATATATCTATACCATTTAGAAATGGTAAGAATATTGATAAAGACATGAAAGCATATAAGGCCATTTCTGTATTAAAGACACCAAATTATATTGATCCATTTGTATCAATTACTAGCCAATATTGGGATGAAAGTCTTATGTCTGCTATCATGATGTCAGAAGATAATATCAATAAAGATAGCCCATTAGAGAAGATTATGATGAATTAAATGCTGTAAATTCAATTATCTATCTGTCTACCAATACAGTATTTTTTAACATATGTATAAATTGCAGAATCTTTTCCTGCAAAAATTATGATATATCATATAAGGAGGAAATAATATATGTACGCTGGATCAGAGTTCAATTGGTATGATCAGTCTACTATAGCGTCAGCTGCAGCTGATGTAGACATCAATCCAAAAGTACGTTACTTTTGTCTGATTACATCTGACAAGGGAACTGAAGATCTCACCACGCTGTACGGAGATGATTGGACCTCAATGTATGGATCTAGTCCATCATTTGAGAAACATGGCCAGCCATTAATTCAGGCTAAGCGAATCATCGATGCTGGTGGTGTATGTATTACAAAACGTTTAGTCGCAGACGATGCTACATTAGGAAATGTAGCCATTGTTGCTTCTGTTACATCAGAGACTAGAAATAAGAGTGATTCTAATGGTAACCCGTTATACATTGATGCTTCTGGTAATGAGACCACAGATCCTGGAACAGACAATGCTAGGGCTACATATGATGTAGCTGTTATCTCTCATGGACTTATGTCATTAGAGGGAGCTAAGACTTCTAAAGAAGTCATGCAGAATGCAATCGATGCGACATTCCCAGAGAATGGTGTATACCCATTATATGTATTCTCTGATAATGGTAGAGGAGCAAGTGGTAAGAATATTACTGTTAATCCTGAGTATTCATTATCTAAGAATGGCAAGTATATGATTTATACTTCATCTGTAATGGAAGGTACCCAGAGATCTGAGCAGGCTAAGTTTACTATCGATCCTTCTATTATCTCTGCAAATACATCTCTTGCATTATCTGAGTATTCCATGGACCAGGTTGTTTGTGGTACTATCTCTGATAATGTATATGCATTCGTTGCTAAGTTGGCTGAGATTACTGGATATGGTGAGGATTATCTCTTAACTCAGGATTTCTTATTCGGAAAGACCTTGAGAGGAAATGACATTGCTGGTATTGAGTTTGATGAGTCATCTGTTGATATTACTGCAACTTATGGTGTAGAACTTCAGAATGGTGATAATGGATCATTTGGTGATAAGCCATTTGGAACAACAGCATATACTGAGAAAGCTGTAGCATATCTGGACGGCACTGAGACAGATGAGATCTATGATTTCACAGTTCTTAATGCTGATGTGGTATTTGATGCCAACTATCCGGATGCTGTGAAGGCAGCTATTGGAGAATTTGTAGACTGGAGACAGGATATGTTCTTCTTTAGAGATCTTGGATTGGATAATACTAATTATGAGATGATTTATAATAAGGTATATGAGAGTGCTTGCCCGACAAGTAAGTTTAATGGAATCTATTGCACATCTTATGATGTATATGATCCATTGACTAAGAATCCAATTCAGGTTACTATGCTGTATAATATGGCTCCATTGATTATTCCATTCTTTTCTGGTGGACGTAATCGTCCGCTTTGTGGACCTTCTAATGGAATGTCATTTACGGATTATATTCCTGGAACAGTTAGATTTACACCTCGTATTACTCCGAAGGTAAATCAGAAGTCCTTACTTGAGGATATTAGAGTAAATTATGCAACTAAGGTGGATGCTACTACAGAAGAGCTTACGATTGAAACCTGTTATACATCTCAGGATGCTTATACTCAGGCTTCGTTCATTAATAACATTCTTGCTATTCAGCAGGTTATCAAGGCAGTACGTGCATACTCTCCGAAGGTACGTTATCAGTTCTACACTACGTCAGACTTCTCTGATTATGCTAGTGCTATTACAGCTAACGTTCTTGATGGATATAGTGCTAACTTCAATACTCTTGAGCTTGTATATACGCAGGATGCTATTATGGCAGAAAGAAAGATCTTTAAGGCTGCTATTCGTGTTGCTTGTGGAACATTCATTCAGACAGAGATTTATGATGTATTCATCATAAATGCAGAGTAACGGAAAGGAGAATTGTGTAATGTTTAGTAATGTTAAAGTACCAAGAAACTTATGCGAGTATAGACTTTTCCGTGGAGCAGCCGATTTCGGTAATCTTAAGCAGTGGGATCTGTATGAGAAAGGTTACTCGTTTCTTACTGTAGTTACTGTACCAGAGTTTATTAAGATGCTCGCATCTAGTGGTGTATCTGAATCTTCTGGTAAGTATTCCGATATTAAGAATATTGCAGCAAGACTGTTAAATAACTTCGTGTACATTCTTGAGCATGAGTTCCGTGGTCTTACTGGATTATCAAATATCACGGCTGATACATCTGAGATCGGCGATGGTATTTCTACTATTGCAATGATCAATAAAGTAAATGAGGATACCTCTATTACTATTCAGATGAGCTTCTTTGAGAAGTCTGGTCGTACAATTACAAAGTTCTGTGAGTTTTATCTGAGAGGTATCAAGGATACTAGAACTCAGGGTAAGACATATTGGGGACTTATTGAGAGTGGTGCTATGGAGGCTGGATTCCAGAACGAAGTATTCTCTCTGTTGTATTATGTAACAGATAATACATATCGTCATCTTGAGGGCGCATATCTGTTTATGTGTGCTCAGATTACTGAAGTACCTCTTACAGAAGTATTTGAATCTGAGAAAGGTTCTTATAGCTTCCCTGAGATCAGTGTATCATTCAACTGCTTCCCTGTTACTGATGATACCATCAATGCAGAAGCAGCAAGAATGCTTGACTTCATTCTTAGTACAGATGCTGGTAAGGATCAGCTTATTGTTGATACTCAGTCTACATCTTCGTTCACTGTATACAATTCAGATGGGTCTGCTCGTGCTGGATACTATACTGGTGAGACATATATTGAGTCAGCATATGGTCTTAGACTTGCTGGCAATGATACAGCTACATCATATGTTGGAGCTGGTGGTGGAAATGGTAACAACAGTGATGCTGATTATGTCAACAGCTATTATGAAGCTCATAAGAAGAAAGGTCTTTCCAAGGATGCAACTGATGCATACAATTGGGATAGAGGCTAATATAGGTAACAATGTAAACCAAGTATATATAAAATCTAAATCACACCAAATCAAATGGGTAGGCTTAAATGCCTACCCATATTTTTATTGTTCTTCTTGACCTGTTGATTTAGATGCTACATTTACTTTAGCTAAAGATTTCATATTATCAATAGCTCCAATATCTACATGAGTTCCTACAAAGTGTCTCATTAATAGATTAGTAAGCTCAGCCTTTTCATTATCATCCATATCACTTCCAAATATCTCTACTATATTCTGTACATAGGCTTTAGCATTTTCAATTACGCTATTACTATTAGCCATAGTAATAAACTTAGGTGCTGGAAGCATAATCTTAATTACTGTATTCTCCTCAAATTCACAATTATAGATCTTAGTAATTAATTTGGAATCCATGGTTTGCTCTTTATTCTGTCTTTTCTGAACAAGTGTCATAAATTTACTATTAGAGATAGTATAATGCACTGCATAGTCTAATCCCTTAGTAGCATTAATTAACTCTAATGGCACTCCAATGGGCTCTATGGCGTTTTCTTCCATTGAGTTGAGTAATTCAGTAGGAGTTTCTATATTTTGCCCCTGCATAGTCTCGAAGCGCACAGGAGCCTCACCATTGGGGCCTGTAGGAACGATAAGATCATTATATTTGCCTACGATTCCTAAAATATTATTTATAGATTCCAGCTGTCTAACACCAAAGTTGCCCTTCTTAATTTGGTTTACTACATTCATAAGAGTCTTAGCTACATTAGTTTCAACACCTGTTTGCTGTACGTAGTATACTCTCTTATCTTGTCCTCTAGTAACTATTCCTACAGCATTACATAATGTAATCATGCACCATACAGTAGCAGGAACCAATCCATCCCATAAATCAGAGATTCCTCTATGGGTCTTGGGATCCATTCTATAGTAGTGATGATGCATATCCTCTGCAGGGATAAATGTAACATCAAGCTGACCATTAGGATCACTAGGATTAAATGATGTATCATACTTCAGCATCATATAGATTTCTTTAGCAAGATCTCCATTAGAATTAATGAATTGAGCATCTATCTTGCTACAAATCTTTCTAGCTAAGTATCTGAGTAATTTATCTTCATTCTGGTTTGTCTGATCTGCATTATTCCTACCAGTAGATACTACACTATTTCTAAACATAGATGATGTATCACCGTAGCTATTATTCATATACTTGATATAATAATATCCAAGACACACATCTTCAATATATACTGGATACACATGCTCTCTATCAAGTATCTTTACAACACACCCTTTAGTGGTAATATTTACTTTCTTATCTGCATTACCATTCTTAGCATCAATGAATCCATCGGAAGCAGATTTATCTAATTCATCCATCTTAACTTCATCAGGAATCATTTTATCAAACTTCACTTTTCCATTATCTTCTTTACTAGCAGCTTCATCAATAGTTCCTTCTGATATAGCCATTTCATTTATGAATTGCTCATATAATCCTTTAGGAAGTTTCTTTTCTGCTTCTGTAATTGTGACATAATCATCTGCAACTTCAGATAATACACCAGTATTTAATTTAAGAGTAAATTGCCCATTACTTGATGATAGATTTGGAGCATCCTTATCTACTAATAAGCTACCTGTATCAGATACAAATGCTCCTTCTTTAATTATGGCAACTTCGTGCTGCAATGGATTGTATGCTTTTTGTATTCCAGTCCCATTTTTCTTAGTAAGAATCTTTTCAAATGCTTTCTTATATGGCACATGATATACATAGCATTCTCCATATTTCTGTGTACGAGCGCACATTTCATCTAATAGATCTTCTAGTCCATATTTATCTTTCAATACAAGAATTCTACTAGAGAAATCTTTATCATCTCTATTTAATCCAGAGATGATATTAAGATAGTCCTTACTAAAAGTCTCAGATACTAATACAGAATCCTTCTTAATGTCCAAAGCATTCTGTAATTTAGGCATATATTTACATACAGAGTCTATCTGCTCATCCATTTGCTTAATAGATCTAGATTTACCCCATACTTCCATTAAATTACTTACCATGCTCTTATCTTCAAAAATGGAGAAAATATCTTCACTGAAGCTACCCATGGTATCTTTCTTAGTATTAAGCCTATTATATAATCTTGATATGTTTGGAATGCCTTGAATATCACTATCATTAGCAATTAATGCATCAATGGAATCCATAATATCATCTGTAATATTATGAAGATTCATAGAATTAGATATATTGGTACTATACGTACCTTTATAGGCATCCTGCATCTGAGCATCAAGTGCATCTAAGCGATTATTGATACTACGCCAATTGACTGACGGTTTCT